ATATTTTTAAACCCCGTTGTGTTGATTTTGTTCCCCATGACAGGTTGGCTTGGGGCTGGCCCCCCAGTAAGACGGCTGGCTATATTACCAACGGGCGCAGTAGCGTTTACAAGACCGGGAATGCCACGGTAGTTTTGCTCAACATTTCCGGGCTTAGGCATTGGCCCCGTGTTGTACATAGTTTTACCCCCCGGCCCGCCGGGCATCCCAATGGAGCCGGGAGGGGGCGTCTTGATACCGGGCATAACAGGGTTGCCCATTACGGGTTTTGCTGCAATCGGCTTTGCTGCAATCGGCTTGGGCCTAAACATTGCCATATCAGACCATCCTTCCGCGAGTTTTGCCACGTTGGGCAACACCATCACCACGACGGGATGCGGTCATACCGCCTTTTTTCATACCAAACGGTTTTGTAGCTTCCATCGTTTCTTCGACGGCTGCGCCGGGTGTACTCACTTGTACAAGCGGAGAGTTATTTCCTAAGCCGGGGCTAGTAGGAGCCGGAGCTGATGTGCCCTGCGCCTGACCAAACGGGTAGTTGGAATTGCCAACCATCCCGCCGTCGTCAAACCGCCGCGCCTTTTTGCGCGCCATAGTTACGCCGCCTTTTTTATGCCCAGCTTGGTTGTACGCCTCACCCTCACGAGCGGACTCAGAGACAGACTCGCGCAATTGTTTGGCGGCTCTCTGCTCATCTCGGGCAGACTTAGCCATCGTGGGCATCAGGCGGGACGTTATGTCCTTTTCACCCTCGATGCCCTGCTGCATCATCTTGCGAGCACGCTCAAGCTTTTCCGCTTCTTTGGCGGTGGGGGTACGGTAACCGGGCATAAAAAGCTCCTTAGCAGGTGCGACCGCCGCGTTTCATGCCAAGTGGCTTGGCGGCACCCATCTTGATCATGGTGCCCTTGGTTTTACCCTTGGCAGCCATGCCATCGCGGCTAGGAGCAGCGGTAGGAACTTTGCCCATTTTGGCTTTAGTGATGCCGCCATTAGCCATTTTGGCTTCAGCCATCTCATGTTTGATCATGGACTTGGGAGCGCCCTTCTTTTTCATGAAGGCCATCTCTTTGCCAATCATCGCTTTGGATTCTTTCATATCGCCGCCTTTTGCAAAAAGTTCAGATTTGCCTTGACGTGTGTCAGGGCGGTTGATTTTCTGGAGATCAGCACGTGAGCTAGTGCCCTTGCCAAACTTCAGACCTTTGTCAGCTTTAACAAACTCTTTGCCGACAGATTGGGGGACACCCACACGCTTTGCAGCGGCGGGGTCATTGGCGACCATCGCCATCAGGTTGTGTTGTTTCTTACTTGTGCTCGGCATCATCTTTCTTTCGACGAATAATCTCCCGAAACGGCTTGCCGGTAATCATCTCCGCAATACGCATGAGCGTCCAGATAGCGCCGATCAAACCAAAGACGGGAGTGAGCAATTGAAGGAACGAGCCAATAGCCGCGAACACCGACAAGATGTCCAACGTGTTTTTAATAGTTTCGTGGTTTTGGCTCATGTCAGCATTTCCAAGCCCGCAAGGACTTATTAATCCGGGAGTTTGGGTCGTTCGCGGTCTTCGCTGATGTGAGCTTCTTCTTCATTCCACTCATCCTTGCACAGAAGGAGTCGCGCCTTGACCCGCCCTCGGGTTGCGGGGGCTTTAAGTTCATCCCTTGGGCCTTCGCAGAGGCGCGACCCTTGGCGTTCAAGCCACCTTTGGGGTTCTTGCCTTCTTTGCGAGTCCATGCAGGTGACTTAGCCATAGATCAGCATCACGGAGTCAACGTTGGTGATCGTCGCATACACACCAACACGCGCCAAAATGCCTTCACCGGGTATCAGCAGGTAGAACGTGCCCGAGTCGAGCGCCGTAGGCGTGCTGATCGTACCGATAGGGCTACCGCTTGCGCTAGTGCCGTCATACAGCACCACGGTACCGGCAGCAGCGCCGGACGTACCGTAGATAGCTTTGATGCGGCACCGGCTGAGGGCGGCTCCACTCTGCGTCTTGAACGTGTTGGAAGCGCCCAGCGGCTGCGTTAGCAGGACATCGTATTGCATGGCCATGTCGGCCTCCTATTAAGCAGTACGAGTGAAGACGTACGCAGTGGGGCTGGAGAACATCAGGGTGAAACGACCGATGCCGGTAGCACCAGCAGCGATAGTCAGGTCACCGAAGGTGCCAGCAGCCGCCGAAGCGTCAACAGCGCCGCTAGACAGCACTGCGCCGGTGTTCACAGACACGGTCACGGTGCTTGCGCCAGCGGTGTTGTCGATGTACAGGTCCAGCGAGGTGCCCCGCACAGCGCCAATCAGTGAACCAAGAGCGGTGCCGGTGGGCAGTTGGATGGTGGTGGCACCAGCCGAAGTGGAAGTGATGTAGCCGGTAGCAACTTGCGCCGCAGTGGCGGTGCCGGTAGCGTTGACTGCGTTGGCGGTGGTAACTTGGTGACCGCCGATAAAACCGTTGGCCGAAGCAACGGGGCCGTTAAAGCTAGTACGTGCCATGATGATTCCTCACATGCGAGTTATGGGGCGTCCGTCTGCATGTCGTCTGCTCGGTCAGTCTTACGCCCCGGAAAAATCCGAGTTGGGGCCAATATAACTCAAAAAGAAAAGGGGCACAAGGCCCCTTTTCTAATTTCATCAGGTCGAACCCGAAGAACCCCACATGCCGAGGGGATCAGACCAGCCGAACGAATAACGCTCGCGGGCCTTGTAGCGGACGTTGCCGGTGTCGAAGTCGCCGTCCATGCTGTTTTGCAGCGGGGTACGAACGAAATGCTTCATACCATTGGGAACGTCGGTAGTCAGGTACCAGCCGTTGCTGTCGGTCAAGAAGTGGTTGACCGTGTAACCCTCGGGGATAGCGCCCATCTGCTTGATAGCGTTGATGTCGTTATCGGCGGTGGAAACACGCAGCTCGGTGTCAAGCAGACGCTTAGCAACGAACATCAGTGCCGGGGGCACAATCAGTTTCTTGGGCTTAGCAGCGATCAGCAGGCCACGCTCGTCCGTCCAAGCGGCGATCTGAATAACGGCGGCTTCCAAAGAAGTCTCGTTCAGGTCAACTTGGGTAGACGGGGTGTTGCTGTTGGTGCCGCCAGAGACCAGCGGGTGGCTTGCGTTAAACAGGGAAACGCCATCACCACCGGAGTAGGTGTTGGAGAAGCCGTTGTTCAGAACCGCAGCAGCTTTGACCTGCTTGGTGTACGACATAGCGCGAGCCAGCGACTTGGTGTAGCGGGCAGACAGACTGTCATACAGGTTGTCTTCCACTGCTTCTTCCGTGATGGAGAAGCCCAGAGCGATGGTTTCGTGCGTATAGCGGGTGGACCAAGCTTCCTGCGCGTTGTCATAAGCAATCGCAGAGCCTTCGTTCTTCACCGGAGCGGCGGAGAAGCCAGACAGTTTGGTTTCTTCTTCAAAAGAACGCTCAGAGGTCTCGGTTTCGTAAATCTCTTTGTGCTCTTCGCCGTAGCGAGCGTACTCCATACCAAACAAAGCGTTCAGTCCGGGGAGCAACTCTTTCAGCAGTTGTGCGCGTGAAATAGCCATGATTTATGCTCCTTAGATGCCAGTGGCGTTGTAGTACGAATGATAGCCAAAGTTGAATTTGACGATCAGTTCGCAGAAGTTACCAGCCGCGTTAGCGGTGTCGGGGACAACGTCCACAACGCGGAACACCGTGCTGGCGGTGCCTTGACCACCGGGAGTGTAAACACCAATGGCGCTGTTACCCGTAGAGGTAGAGCCAGTGTTTTGCACGCAGGTGACGTTGGAACCAACAACGGTCTGGCCCAAGAAAGCAGGGGTCAGAGCAGCGGTGCTGTCTTCAGTATCGCCGGAGACCAGAACAACCTTGAACAGGGTGTCCGGGTCGTCACACACGATTGCTTCGATCTGGGTGCCAGTCGGAGCGGTCGTGTTTGCGGGGTAGTACTGAGCGAAGATCGTTTGGCCTTGGGCATTCACATATTGGCAGCCCAAGAACACACCGACCAGACCAGCAACGGGGCTGGATTCGTCAGCAATTGCCGATTTGGCGATAGTGCCAGTAGAGGTCAGCGTCACGATGTCACCGTAGAAGATGTTCGTGTTGTAACCACTGGCGATGGGGATGCTGCGAGTAGAACCCGCAAACACCTGACCGCCGATCAAATTGATCGGCTTCAAGCCATACGGCTTGTCAACGGTAGGGTAAGCCATTTAGGACTCCTAGATTTAAGAACCAGAACCGAAAGTAACCTTCGTCTTCTTCTCAGAGAAAAGAGGCATACGAGGATCACTCTCACGAAGAAAGTTGTTGTCCACCGATTCCATCTGAGCTTTGTTCTGGTTGTCGTAGTATTTCATACGTTGTTGCAAAAACTCTTCCGGGATACGACAGAGCAACAATCCGCCCACTTCAATACCGCCTTTAAAGCGGCCTTCCGTGGTGGCGTGCATCATGAGTTCAGGATATTCTTCCGCTTTACACGGTTCATATCCCTCACGTAACTTAGACGAAATGTTGCTGGCGTCAGGAGTACCCATCATGCTGATGCGAATGTACCGATGCTTCCAACCCGGACGATTGTCGGGCATAGGCAGCGTTTCGGGCGGACGCCACGCTTCCGGACGTGCGAACGTCTTTTCACGGGATTCCAACTCGCGTTTGAGCCGATTTTGTGGTTGAGCCTGTTGTTCCATCATTCACCTCGATTAAGTAAAGCAACCTGTTTAGCATATTGTTCCGGAGTAATCCCAAGTTTGCGCGCTAGCGAAACCTGAGACGCCTTCAGCTTAATACGATTAGGCGGTGTGCTACGAGTGGCCGGGGCCACAACCGTAGCTGATCTTGTTGCACGGCGCGGGGTGTCATCCTCGTCTACCGGTTCTACCCTTTTCTTTGGAGGTGGGTCTTCTTCCTCATGGCTCCCGTCGTCTTCGAAAACTTCGGGGAATCGTTTACGCATTGTTTTGTCGATGGCTTGGAAGTACTCGTCCGAACCAACATAGTCCGCACCATATTTCTGTTGGAGCTTTTTGTCAAGCCCCATCGCCATCATAGTCATATCTTCGTATCCTGTCTGACCAAACCAATCTTTATTTTGGTTCAGCCATTTTTTGGTACGAGGGCTAGTAGCTGGGGTTTCTGGGGCAGCGGCGGGAGTGAACTCTCGCTCCTCAATAGGCCGCATTTCTTCGGCTTGCTGAACCTTCAAAGTCGCTTTGGCAATAGCTTCTTGGGCATCAACAATGGCGTCAGTATCGGCTGACTCGTAGGCTTCTTTGTACTTCTTCTTAGCCATCTCCAGCGCGCCAGTAGCGGCTGATTTTGACTGCTCAATTAGTACATGACTGCCACTAGACAGTTGTTTTTGAAGCCTTTTGTTCTCTTCAAAGACCTGCTTAGCAAACTGCTCTGCTGCCTCACGTTCACGCAAAGCGCTCTCTTTGGCGCGGCGTTCATCGTGATATCCACGAGTGAATTTCTTGATACGTGCCTGTACTTTTTCATCGTACGAAGCAAGCTCTTCATCACTGGGGTCCTCCGGGGGAGGTGCGGCTTTTCGGCCACGGTCTTCCTCGGGGGTGTCGTCTTCGATTTCGACTTTGAAGTCTTCCTCGGCTTTCACCTTGGCTTTCGCTTCTTTCTCGTCCGGAAACTCGAAGTCTTCGCCTTCAAACTTTGGCAATGGCATGTTTACTCCTTAAGCAGCGCGGCTAATTCCACGCGGGTCTTCAACAACGGCCTCAACCGAATCATCGTTAATGATCCGAAACTCTCGGCCATGAATCTTCAAGCGGGTGCCTGAATTGGGTCGCACGATGACAAAATCACCTTGCTTGCACGACGGTCCATTAGGGAACCGGGTAACGTCCTTGTACGCGTCAGGACCAACCTTGACGACAAACAAAACAGGAGTCAGCACTTCTTCATAGTGCATCGTCTTGGCGTCTTTGATAATGCCCACATCACTGTCTGAATACTCTTCCATTGCTTCTGGAACAACGCACAGAAGGTGAAAAGTCCTCGGTTCAGGAAGCTGTTTGGCTTTCTCTTCGGCGGGTTTGTTCAGCACGCCAGACAAGTCAATCGCCGTTATATCAAATTCAGTCATCGGATTTTTCCATTCGTTGCACAAGGTCAGTAATAATTGCGTTTGCGGTGTTCAGACCTCGGATGACGCCGCAAACATGTCGATACTCAGCGTGATTCTCTGCCCGACCGGTCGCCAAGAAGTCGGCTTGCGAAGCTCTCTCTTTGGCAATTTCGCTGGCAACATACGCAAGTAATTTGCTCTCGTTCAATCGTTTTCCTTACGCGGTTTGCTAGGCTGTTTCGTCTGCGCTGCCCGTTGCGCCTGCTGCGTAGCCATCTGCGCGCGGTGTTTAGCCACGTCGATGCCCATGCGTGCCCCTTCGGCTTCCATCTGTTGACGGAGCTTGTCTTTCGCAGCGGCAGAGGTGGCTCCCACCTGCATAGCCGCGATTTCTTTCTGTGCTTCGATCCGTGCTTCTTCGACGCGAATCTGGTCGGCCTTGGCCGCAGCGTCGATCTGAATCTTCTGCGCTTTCATCTGGAGGTCTTGCTGCCTGAGCTGCAACTCTTGCATCTGCATCTGGACCACAGGGTCCTGCATCTGCTGCTGGGCTGCGGCCTGCTGAGCCTCCTGCGTATCGCGCTGAGTAATCTGCGCTGTGGCCTGCGCTGCTGCGATGGCAATCTGGTCGGCCATCTCGGGCGTGACTTTCTTGTTCTCGTCCTCACCGGGCAACACGCCGATCTGCTCTTCCACCTGACGACGGTACTCAAGCGCAATGTGCTCGTTGATGTGAGCCATCGCTGCGGCCATAATCATCTGGGCCTGCGGGTTCATCTGCATGAGCTGCACGACCTTCGGGTTCTGCATCGCGCCCATGTGCGTCTGGATGTGCGCCTGATGGTTCTGCTCAATAAACGCCTTGACCGGCTTCATGGTCAGCAGGTTCTGGTTCTCCTGCACCGGGTCAGTCGGGATCAAGTCATCCTCAATCGGCACGAGCTTGTTGGCGTTCTTGATGCCCAACACCTCAATCATCTGGCGGTGCAGCAGGGGCATGTCGTAGTACTGCGGAGCAGACTGGGCCAACTGGAACACGGCCTGATACTGGACAATCTTCTGCGCCATCGTAGACGCGTTGGGGTCGCTGACCGGGATCACATCTACGCTGTCGTAGTCGGACTTCTTGGCCCGTGCGTTGCCTTCCTCCGGCTCGTAGTCGTACTCTTCCGGGGTGTAGTCGGCAATGATCACTTTCAGGAGCTTGAACTCCTGCTTCATCGTGAAGTGCATCCGGGCTTGAACTGCGCCCATCACCTTCAAAGTGCGCTCAAGAATCGCCAGCGTCGTACCCACTGGGGCGTTGGCCGACATATCGCTGACCTTCATATCACCAGCGGAGGCGAACTGCCGACCTTCCTGCACGAT